AAGCTGACGCTCACCCAGAGCGACGTGGCGCTGGTCGAGATGAGCGGCAACCCGAAGTTCGGCCCCTACTTCAGCTTGCGCGACATCACCACCGGCGACGACCTGGGCGTCGTGCGCTGGGAGGGCATGTTCATCGTGCGCGCCTACACCGCCGAGCCGACCCTGGTGGAGCCGGTTCCCGTCGTCCGGAGGTTCGCCGTTGTCGGTCGCTGACATCGTCCCTGGATCGCCACCGGCGCCGCCGCCGACGCTGATCATCTCGCTGACCGGGCAGGACGGGCTGACCGGCCAGGACGCCGCGCAGGAGATCATCGGCGTGCGCGAGGGTCAGCCGCCTTCCGGCGCGATCCTCTTCTGGTACGAGTTCATCGACGCCCAGAGCATCGCGCTCGCGACCTGTCGGATGCGGGTCGGGATCGCCCCGGCCAGCGACTACGTCTGCCCGATCACCACCGGCGGCATTCAGGTCGGCCAGTGGCTGGTGCCTGCGGGCCAGATCGATGGCGTGCTGACGCTCTCGCAGGTAACTTACGCTGCGTACCAAGACCTGAAGGTGGCGGCGCCGTTGCTGGCGGTCGGCAACATCTCCGACACCCTGATCATCATGGCGCTGGAGGCCTTGCCCTCATGACCCAGACCAAAGCCGAAGCCGACCTCGCCAAGCTCGAAGGGCCGCGCCAGGAGGCGATGAACGCCGCGCACGATCTGGCGACGCTGAAGACGCTGATCGAGACCACCCCGCACGCGGGCGCGAAGGCGGTCATGCAGCGCGATCTCGCAGCGGCCGAGCAGCGCGCCGCGAAGGCGGCCAAGGCGGTCGCCGACGATACCGTCACGCAGCAGGACATCGACGCGGCGGCCCAGGCCGTGATCGACGCGCGGGAGGACTGAGATGGACCGGCAGCGCGACAGCGGCGACGCTCGCGATGATACCTACCCGGCCATCTCCCGGCCGGAGTTGGTATTAGACCAACTTGAGGTCAGGGGTTGGTTCGAGGCATGGTGCCACGACCGCCACGGACGGCTCCGCTGGCACGAGCGCTTCCGGAACACGGTGGTCACGGTCGGCAAGAACCTGATCCTCGATCAGGCGCTCGCGGGCGCGGCCTACACCGCCGCCGAGTTCATGGGCCTGATCTCGTCGGTCGGCTGGTCGGCGATCTCGGCGGCCGACACCATGCTGAGCCACGCGGGCTGGACGGAGGCGGGCACCACCAACGCACCGACCTTCTCCGGCAACCGGGGCGGCTGCGCCTGGGCGGCGGCCTCGGCGGGCACCAAGTCGCTCTCCACCAACCCGGCCTTCGCGATCACCGCGACCGGGATCATCAAGGGCTGCTTCCTCGTCGGCGGCGGCGGCGCGACCAACGGCGTCATGAACACCGGCGGCGTGCTGGTCAGCGCCGGGCTCTTCCAGGGCGGCGACCGCTCGGTCCTGGCCAACGACACGGTGACGGTCGGCTACAGCATGGGCATCTGATGGATGCGAGAGCAGCTCAGGGCGTGCGGGCTGTTCACTGCGGAGTGCCGCGATGCGCGCGGGCGCCTCCGCTGGCGCGAGGTGTTCCCGAACCTGCTGACCACGCAGGGCAAGAACTTCATCCTCGATCAGGCGCTGAACGGCGCGAACTACAGCGCGACGATCTACCAGGGGCTCATCGGCGCCACGAGCTACAGCGCGCTGGCGGCCACCGACACGATGTTGAGCCACGCGGGCTGGGTCGAGCAGAACTTCAGCGGTCTCACGCGGGTCACGACCGCGTGGGCGGTGGCGTCGGGCGGCTCGAAGACGTTCTCCGCGCCGAGCGCCTTCGTTCGCACGCCCAACCCCTACACGCTCAAGGGCTGCTTCCTCTGCGGCGGCGTTGCGACGAGCGCGCCGGGCAATACGGCGGGCTCGCTGATCTGCGAGGGCCTCTTCGTTGGCGGCGACAACCTCCTGCTGGCGGGGGACAGCATCACCGTTGGCTACACCATGAGCATCTGAGATGAGCGACGCGGGCGGATATCCTGGCGACTGGCAAGTGCCGCACTGGTGGGCGCCCTGCGGCTGCGTCTGCGAGACCGAACCGGGGACCGGCGAGCCGCTCGCCTACCTGAAGCAGTGCGCCTACCACACCGGATCGACCGACTTCACGCTGCCGATGCAGGAGTGCCGCGCGATGACGCTGGCGCGGATGTCGGTCGCGGCGGCGGCGGGGATCGGCGTGGAGACCACCTGGGCAGAGACCGACCCGCAGACGCGCGAGGGCGTCTGCACCAGCCCTGACGGGCAGTGGACCGCGCGGATCGCGCCTGTCACGCTGGCGGGCTATCTCGGCGCGCACGCACAGGCGGCGGCCGGAGCCTTCGCCGCGAAGCGCTAGCGGAGGGCGCAGATGGGCATCGCCTTCGTCGGCGCAGGCAATACCGGCATCGTCGCGGGCGGCAGCGGCAGCACCTACAACTTTTGCCCGCTGAACGGCTACGGCTCGCCCGGCCTGTGGACGCAGGGCACCTCCCAGTTCGCGCAAATCTACACGGCGTGGAGCGGCATCAACGTCTGGGGCCTGACGGCGGCGCAGGGTCCGCTGAACCCCAGCTTCACGCTGAGCATCACCAGCCTCGCCATCGGCGGCACGCAGACGATCAGCGACACCGCGCCGACCGACACCACCCACACCGACACCGGGCAATATGCGTGGACTTTGCAGTGGTCGAACGTCACCGGCGGCGGCGTCCAGCGCCTCCAGATGCTCTACCAGTTCACCAACGCGCCGGGCGGGCATGGGGCGATCTACGGCTCGGCCCACAGCGGCGTCGGCGCGGCGCTGGCGGCGGGCGGCACCTACTACCTGAACTGCCTGTGCGGCCAGCCGGGCGCGCAGACCATCGAGGCGAACGCGCAGGGCCAGATCGGCACTCCAGGCGCGCTCTACTACGGCGCCTACCCAATCGCCCTGACGAACACGACGACGGCGCCGACCGTCTTCACGCTCCGGATCAACGGCGCGAACGGGCTGGCCACCTTCACGGTCGCGGCGGGCGCGATTGGCAGCGGACGCAACAACGGCCCCGACCCGGTGAACGTCGGCGACCTCGTCTGCCTCCAGGCGGCGGTGGGCGCGGGCTCGGGCACGATCTACCTCCAGGCGGCGACCGCCAACTTCTCGCCGACTGCGACGCTGACGCCAGGGCAGAATGATGTCTTCGCTCAGGTCGGGCAGGCGGTCGCCACGAACCTCTTCTGGCCGATCTACGGCTATGGCGGCGGCGGCTTCGGCGCCAACGCGGCGGCCCAGGTGGCGCTCGGCTACGCCTACTCTGTCACGCGATTTGCGATTGGCATCATCGCGAACGGCGGCACCGGCACCGCTGGCCTGAACGTCACGAGGAATGGCGCGAACGTGCCGCCCAACGGCATCAACATAGCGCCAGGGGCGACGGGCTGGTTCGTCTCGCAGCCCGGCGGCGTCAACAACTGGGGGCCGACCGACACGATCAGCTTCTTCGCCGCCACGTTCCTGAGCGGGACCTACACCATCCCGAACATGCTCACCCTACAGCTCCACGCGACGCGCGCCCTGACGCCGAATCAAGCCAGCGACACCGGCGCGGCGGCCGACACCTCCAGCGGCTACGTGGCGCGCACCGACACCGTCCCCGAAGCGGGCGCGGCGAACGACAGCACGGACAGCGCGGCCCTGCACCCGACGACGGTCTCCGAGAGCGGCGCGGCGGCCGACACCAGCTTCGCCACGTACACCTCCACCGGCGATGTCGTCGCCGAGCAGGCCGCTGCGAACGACACGGTCAAGATCAACGGCGTCTACCCCTCGGCTGTGATCGAGGGCGCGGTCGCGCACGACACCGCCATCGTCTTCAACGGCATCGGCCAGTTCACGCTGGAGCAGGGGAACGCCGTCGATACCTCGAACATCATCGCCCTGGTCACCCGGCCCTACGTCTACGAGGCGGGCAAGGCGCTCGACACGCCCTCGGCGGGCGTCAGGCGGGAGAACGACATCATCGAGCAGGGCGCCGCGCAGGACTTCACGGAGGGCTTCGACCTCATCAGGCTGTCGGTGGTGGAGCAGGGCGTGGCGCGCGACGCGCAGATCGTGATGGGCTCGCTGGCCTACGCCCAGGTGCTGGGCATGACGGCGCGCGTCGTGCATCGCCACCCGGTGATCGGCGGCATTCTCGATGACGAGACCATCCCGCTGCTGGACGACCAAGGGGTGCCGGTCTTCGAGGATAGCTGATGGCGCGCAAGCGGCCCGACTACCTCGTGAGGGTCCGACGCCACGAGAACCTCGCGGGCGTGCAGCTCCGCAAGCTCAGCAACATCGTCGGTGAGCTGATCAAAACCTGGGTCCGCGCGCACCCGGATGATCCGCTCAACCCGGCCAACCTGCCGCAGATCACCGAAGCCCTGGCGCGGCTCGAAGAGGCGGTCGGCCCGTGGGCGGACGCGACCGCGACGCGGATGGCTTCGGAGGTGAGGGGCAAGGAGGCGCGGGCCTGGATGCAGCAGTCGGCCGAGATCAGCGACGAGATCAAGCGCGAGCTGAAGAACGTGCCGGTCGGCCAGTGGCTGACGGTGCTGGTGCAGGAGAACGCCCGCCAGATCAAATCCATCCCGCAGGAGGCGGCGCAACGGATCAGCGGGATCGTGCAACAGAGCCTGTCGGACCCGCAGCGCTCGACGGTCTACATCGATGAGATCATGCGCTCGGGCGAGGTCTCGCGGACCCACGCGACGATGCTGGCCAGGACGATGGTCTCATCGACGGCGTCGAGCATGGTCGAGGCGCGCGCCAGGAACGCCCAATCGCCGGGCTACATCTGGCAGACGATGGAGGACGGCGCGGTGCGGCCGAGCCACCGGCCGATGCAGGGCAAGTTCATCCGCTGGGATGATCCGCCCACCATCGACGGCTACACGGCGCACGCGGGCCGGTTCGCCAACTGCCGATGCTACCCCAGGCCCGTGTGGCCTGACCTTGGCTAGCGCGCGGTCTTCGGATACAGGCGCCGAATCATGGCGCGCATCACCGACCGCGCGAGCGACTTCTACACGACCGACGCCGTGGGTCGCACGCAGGAGATGACGCCCGAAGGGTTCCTCGTCTGCCGCGACGTGCCCGTGGCCAGGACCGGCTCGATGTTCTACGCGCCGGGCGAGCTTCAGGACGACGAGGGCAACTTCCTGACGCCTGGGCCGGACGGGATCATCACCGCGTACCGCGACGCCGACGAGGTCTTCCGCCCAGAGACCATCGCCAGCCTGAACGGCAAGTCCATCGTGGACGACCACCCGGAGGAGGACGTGAGCCCCCAGAACTGGGCCGACCACACGGTCGGGGTCGTCCTAAACCCTCGCCGTGGCGAGGGGCCGATGGATCAGATGCTCCTCGCCGATTTCTTGGTCACCAAACAAGCCGGGATCGACGCGGTGCGGCGCGGCAAGAAGGAGGTCTCTTGCGGCTACGACGCCAGCTACGAGCAGACCGAGCCGGGTCAGGCGCGTCAGCGGAACATCATCTACAATCACGTCGCGCTGGTCGATCACGGCCGGTGCGGCCCCCGGTGCGCCATAGGAGATTCCGACATGTCGCGACCCCGGAATGACAGCTTCACCGACCGGATCATGCGGATGGTGCGGGCGCGCGACGAGGACGGCGTGGAAGACGCATTGCGGACGCTGGACCCGAACGGCGGCGAGGGCGGTGGTGCGCCGGACCCGGAGGACACCGACCAGCACATCCACATCCACCTCCCCGGCGGCGGCGGGCCTCCTGGCGCGGCTGGACCGAGCGAGGGCAAGGATCAGGTGCTCCCCGGCCCCGCCGCGCTCATGGGTGGCGCAGGCGGCGGCGGGAGCCAGGATCAGCCAACGGGCGAGGGCCACGAGGACACGCCGCCCTGGTTCCAGCAGCACGTCCAGCAGAACAACGCGCGCTTCGACAAGGTCGAGGCGGCGCTGGCGAAGCTCGGTGGCGGGGCCGGTGCGGGGGAAGGCAACGGCGAGCACGACGAGGGCGGCGCGGTCCAGCAGCAACAGGTCGATCCCGCTGAGCTTCAGAAGGAACCGGACGGCACGCCCGCGCACGACAACGAGCCTGACCCGACCGAGCTGACCCAGCCGGGCCAGGAAGGCGAGAAGGGGCGCACGGAGCCCAAGGACACCACCGACGCGAGCGACTCGCTCGGCAAGGGTCCGTTCGGCGCCAAGGCGCAGAAGGACAAGGGCCTGGGCAAAGGACCGTTCGGCGGCAAGGTGATGGACACCGAAGCGCTGGTCGCCGACTTCCGCGACACGGTCGCCAAGGCCGAGATCATCTGCCCAGGCACGCGCATGCCGACCTACGACGCGGCCGACGCGCAGAACGCGACGTGCCTGCTCCGGCGCCGGGTCCTGGCCAAGGCGCTCCGCACCGACGACGCCAAGTCGGAGATCGTCCGCCGGGTGATGGGCGACACGCCCAACCTCGTCGGCATGACGTGCGACGCGGTGACCACCGCCTTCAACGCGGTCGCGGCGATGTCGGCGATGCGGAACAATGGCGTGATCTCCGGCGCCGCCACCTATGATCGCCTGCCCCGGCCGGGCGACAAGGGACCGCCGAGCAACGCGGAGCTGAACGCCAAGCACCGCGAGTTCTGGAAGAACCGGGTTTAGGAGACCTGATCATGGCCGCTCTCGGCAACGCCTTCATGTTCCGGATGCCCGCTGGCATCCCCGGCGCGATCAACCGTCCGGACCAAGCCACCATCGAGCCGGTCGCGCTCAACCCGGCCAACCCGTTCACGGCCTACGGCAAGTTCGGCAAGACCGTGGCGGGCCTCTTCGTGCCGCTGGCGGGTGGCGACACCGTCGCGCTGATCACCGGGCTCTTGGTCCGGCCGTACCCGATCCAGTCGAGTTCCTGGCCTGGGGCGGCGTTCCTCACCGGCGCTCCCATGACCCAGTTCGGGTCCATCGGCGACCGGGCGCGGCGCGGCTACTACACGGTCCAGATGGGCTTCGGCACGGCGACCAAGGACGCGCCGGTCTGGGTCTGCCTGACCGCGACCGCAGGCTCGGCGGTCGGCGACATCGGCGATGCGTCCATCGCGGCCAACGGCGCGGCGGTGCCGAACTGCTACTTCACCGGCCCGGCGGACGCGACCAACCAATCGGCTGGCCCGCCGACGATCCAAGGCCAAGTCGAAATCTCCTACAACCTCTAGGAGGGCGTCATGCTCCACCGTCCGACCCGTGACTTCGAGGCGAGCGCCCTGGCCGTGCATGCCGGGACCGGCGGCCTCTGGGTCCCGAAGAAGCCCGCGCTGATCAGGGCGCGCACGCGCGACAACCTGATGACCTACGACGCGCGCACCATCGACTCGACGGGCGCGTTCCTGATCGGCGAGTTGGAGCGCCTCGACCAGACGCTGCACGAGCCGTTGGTGTCGGTGTCGTGGAGCAGGGACATCGACCTTCGCGAGGACGTGACCATCGCCGACGAGGTCTCCTCGTTCACGAACTCGACGTTCGCCTCGACCGGCGGCGTCAGGCCCGCTGGCAAGTCGTGGATCGGCAAGGACGCGAACGCCATCGCGGCCATGCAGCTCGACATCTCGAAGACCGCCTACCCGCTGACCCTGTGGGGCGAACAGGTCAGCTACACGATCCCCGAGCTTGAGAGCGCGCAGAAGCTCGGCCGCCCGGTCGATGCCCAGAAATATGAGGGATTGAAACTCAAGCATCAGATGGACACCGACGAACAGGTGTACACGGGCGACACCGACCTCGGGTACTACGGCCTCGTCAACGCCAGCGTCATCGGCGCCAGCAACATGGCGAACGGCGCGACGAGCGGCTCCCCGCACTGGGCGACGAAGACGCCGGACGACATCCTGGCGGACTTCAATACCGCCCTGACCAACGTCTGGCAGAACAGCGCGTGGGCCGTGCCGCCCTCCGACGTGCTGATCCCTCCGGCGCAGTTCGGCTTCATCGTCTCGCAGAAGGTCTCGACGGCGGGCAACATCTCCACGCTGAAGTACGTGCTGGAGAACAACATCACCACGCAGTCGGGCGGCAAGCTGCGGATCAGCCCGCTGAAGTGGCTGATCGGGCGCGGCGCGGGCGGCACCCCCGGCGTGCTGGGGACCGTCGATAGGATGGTCGTCTACACCAAGGACCCGCTGCGCGTGCGCTTCCCGATGACCCCGCTTCAGCGCACCCCGCTGGAGTACCGGGCCATCTTCCAGACCACCACCTATTTCGGTCGCCTGGGTGTGGTCGAGTGGGTCTATCCTGAGACCGCCGCCTACTTCGACGGTCTCTGATCGGAGGTCACCATGACGAAGACCGTCAACATCGTCCGGCCGTTCACGCTGAACCTCGGCGAAGTGCCGCGCGAGGAAGGCGAGAAGGATCAGGACTACGCCAACCGCGCCGCCGCCCTCGGCCCGCGCGTGGTCAGCGTCGCTGCGGGCATCCAGCAGCTCCCCGACGAGATCGCGAGCCACTGGTTCGTCAAGGCGAACTCGGTCGAGGGTCAGCTCGACCCGAAGGAGTACGCCGCGCAGCTCCGCGCCGCCGCCCAGGCGCAGCGGACCAGGGCGGACGAGGCTGCGGCGCTGGCCGACGCGATGGAGGCCCAGGCGACAGAGGCCGAGAGCGAGGCGCAAGCCAGCGGCAAGGAGAGCGGGGCGCTGAACCCCGATCCTGGCCTGAAGGTCGAGCCGCCGCCGCACGGCGCTGCGCCGGACCCGCACGAGCCCGAGTCCGACGCCGACAAGACGGCCAGGACGAGCCGCAGGCACAGCAGCTCGTAGGCGATGCCCCTCACCTCCAAAGGCGAGGAGATCATGGGCGCCATGCAGAAGCAGTATGGCGCGGAGAAGGGGAAGAGCGTGTTCTACGCCAGCAAGAACGCGGGCAAGATCAGCGGCGTGGACACGATCCTGACGGACCCGCAGTCGCTCGATGAAGCTCCGGTCACACCAGCGGGTCCGGTCGGGCCGGAGCGGCCAGCGCAGAAGCCCTACACGGAGGCAGCGAGCCTCGACGCGCTCAGGCACGTCGGCCAGGGACGGGCGCCTGGGGCAAGCTCGGGATGAGCCTCGTCTACTTTCCGGTCCCGTTCGACACGTCGCGCGCCTACGCGCCGGTCACGCCCAAGCAGTTCCGCAAGGACTTCCCCGAGTTCACCGACACCTCGATCTACCTCAACGGCACGCTGAACTACTGGCTGGCGGTGGCGCAGCGGTTGAACAACCCCTGCGTCTGGCAGGACTTGCTGCCGCTGGGCATCGAGCTGCTGGCCGCGCACTTCATCACCGAAGAGGCGCAGTCGCTGAAGGCGGGCATCGCGGGTGGCAACCCTGGTCAGGTCGGCGGCCCGGTGCAGTCCAAGTCGGTCAGCGAGGTCTCGATCAGCTACGCGGTCCAGTCGGCGATTGAGGAGGGCGCGGGCGCGCTCAACGGCACCGTCTACGGGCGGCGCTGGTATCACTTCGCCATGCTGTTCGGCGCGGGCGCGATCCAACTCTGATGCCAATCGTCCTCCTCGGGCTCGGCGAGGTGGCTGTGGGTGGCGCCGAAGCGGTTGCGGTTGGCGGCGAGGCGGTAGCGGCGGGCGGCGAGGCTGCGGCGGCCGGGGCTGAAGGCGCTGAAGCCGGAGCGAATGCCGCCGAAGGCGAGGGCATCTCGGAAGACGAGGACGAGGAGGAGACCAGCAAGCGGGCGCAGCGGAAGAAGGGCCAGGGGCAGCAGCAGCACAAGAGCGACCACGTCACCGTCACCAAGACGATGGACCGGCTGGACGACCTCCTGAAGGCGCTGAAGGAGTTCACCAGGGAGCGGGTGCTGGTGGGGATCGCGGCGGACACCGCGCAGCGCCAGGACGGCGGCCCGATCAACAACGCCACCATCGGCCTGATCATGGAGAAGGGCTCGCCAGCGGCCAACATCCCGGCCCGCCCCTGGCTGGTGCCGGGGATCATGAGCGCGCGCAAGGCGGTGCTGATGACCTACCTCCAGGCGACGCGGCGCGCGTTCCGCACCTTCAATCCGCAGCCGATCCACGGCGCGCACGAGCGGGTCGGCGCCATCGCGCGGGACGCGGTGAAGAAGTACATCAAGAGCGCCGCCTTCACGCCGCTGGCGGCCTCGACGGTCGCCGCGCGCTTCCGGCAGCGCAAAGCTCGGCGGCGGCGCAAGTCGGAGACCCAGTACCTGGGAGCGGTCGCGGGCGGCATGGCGCCGGGCGTGGCAGAGGCGCTCTACGGCATCCAGCCGCTGATAAACACCGGCACCTTCCTGAACTCGGTCACCTACGCCGTCAGGGAGAAAGGTGCTAAATCGCTCTGATGTTCAGCTTTCGCGGCGAGAAGGCGCAGGTTGTAGCTGAGCGAGCTTTGGATGTTCATGTGCATCGACTGCTCAAGGTTCGGCGGATCGACGCCCAGGTGATCCATGCATCGCCTGAGCGTGCGCGGATCGCCAAGCGCCGCATACGGAACCTGCATGACCAGCGGAGAGTCGAGCACTTCGCGGCGGTGCAGCGCATGGCCGAGATCGGTCAAAGCGCGTTCCATCGCGGACACGTCGAGCCGCACGCCCTTCGCATAGCGCTGCATCGAGAGGATCACTTCGGGCTGCGGACGCTCGATGATCAGCGTCTGCGGCGCGACCTCGGCAAGGATGTCCGTCAGGTGCATCCCGGCGCCCGCGTCGCTCACGCCCATGTCGGGGTTGGCGAGCCATTCGGTGCGGAACGCTGGCCAGCCTTCGCGGCTGATCGGCTCGTGCAGCGCCCCGGTCACCACGGCGAACCACGCTGTTCTGGAGCGGGGCTGGCCGGTGATCAGGAACGACATGGCCCAGCCTAACACGTTCTAGGGAGAGCAAGCCGATGCCCCCGGAAATCGACGTTTCGGACCTCCTGCTCGATCCGGACTTCGTGGAGACGATCCAACTGCTGCGCCGCGCGGAGGTGATCGGCGAGAACGGCCGGATGACCACCTCGAATACCAGCTACAACATCATCGCCTCGGTGCAGCCGCAGAGCGACCAGCCGATGATCCGGGGGCCGGATCAGCAGAACCTGCCGCAGCTCGTCGCGGTGATCACCAAGTTCCGGGTGCGCGGGATCAGCCCCGGCTACCAGCCCGACATCGTGCTCTGGAACGGCACCCAGTTCGTGGTCAACAAGGTCTACAACTGGAGCCACTACGGCGCGGGCTTCGTGAAGGCCGAGTGCAGCTCGATGGATCACCTCGACCAGCCGCCGGACGGCACCGGCTGGGACCAGTGGTCGAGCGGCTCCGGATCGACCGATGACTGCGCCTGACAGCTCCACCGGCGGCCCGCTGCTTCCCCTGGCGGGCGACCCGCTGGAGGACGAGAACCTAGACGATTTCCTCCAGGGCTTCGTGGTCGGGATCACCGGCATGCCAGGGACCCTGGTCTACCCGCGCTGGCAACCGGAGCCGCCGAACATCCCCGAGTGGGGCGTGGACTGGGCGGCGGTCGGCGTCAGCATGCGCGAGGGCGACACCTACGCGGTCGAGGAGCACGAGGAGGACGGCACAAGCATCGTCACCCGGCACGAGACGCTCGACATCACCACCACGTTCTACGGGCCGAACTGCCAAGCGAACGCCTCGCTGCTGCGCGACGGGCTGGGCCTCGCCCAGAACCGCGAGCCGCTGTTCGCCAACGGCATGGGCCTCGTCAGCGTCGGGCAGCTCCAGCGCGGCGGCGATCTGGTGAAGAACCGCTGGATGCAGACCAGCGAGCTGCCGTGGTCGATCCGCCGGATCATCAACCGCACCTACCCGATCCGCGACATCGCCGGGCTGGTCGTGACGGTGCAGACAGAGGATGTGACCGTGAGCTACGATGGCTTCCCGAGAGGACCCGCGCCATGAAGCAGTGCGATGTTCCGGCCGCCTTTGACCTCGATCTCGGCTACCGCATGCTCCACGTCGAAGCTGGCAAGCGCTACTACTCGGACGAGGTCGCGGGCGCGATGCCGCAGTTCGTGGTCGAGGACGCCAAGGCGACACCGCCCCCGGAGGACGACCCCGAGCCCGAGCACACGACGCGGTCGAAGAGGAGCTGATCGATGCCCCAAGGTCTGGCCACCTCCCGGCTGATCAACGTCAGCCTGAGCCTTTCCGCCGCCCTGGCGGGCTTCGCCAACCTCAATTCGACGCTGATCCTCGGCGAGAGCCCGAACGTCGATACCACCAGCCGGATCATGTCGTTCAACTCGCTGAACGCGGTCGCCCAGGCGTTCCCCCAGGTCGCTGGCGCGTGGCCGCCCGAGTACCTCGCAGCGGTGTCGTTCTTCTCCCAGTTGCCGCAGCCGGGCCTGCTCTACATCGGCCGTTGGGCGCAGTCGGCCAGCGCAGGCCGCTGCCTCGGCTCGCCGCTGACGCCCGCCGAGCAGGCGATGACCAACTTCACCAGCGTCGTGAACGGCGGCTTCCACATCGCCATGAACGGCGGCGCGTCGGCCAACGTGACGGGCGTCAACCTCTCGACGGCGACGAACCTGAACTCGGTCGCCGCCCTGGTGCAGACCGCGATGCAGACCGCCGTCCCCGGCTCGACGTGCGTCTGGAACGGCCAGCAGTTCGTGATCAAGTCGAGCACCACCGGCCCGACCTCCTCGATGTCGGTCACCACGCCGCCGACCGCAGGCACCGACCTGGGGCCGCTGCTGAACACCAGTTCCGCCGCTGGCGGCCTCGCGATCACCGGCATCGCGGCCGAGTCGGCGGTCGCGGCGGTGCAGGCCTGCGACCAGCAGGCGACCTACTGGTACGCCCTGAACACCGACGCCTGCCCGCACCTCCTGCCCGCCGACGCCGAAGCCATCGCGGCGTATATCGAGGCGGCGACGCAGACCGCCGCGCCGCACATCTACTGCCTGACCACGAACGATCCGAACGCGCTGAACTCCAGCGTCGGCACCGACGTGGGGACCGTGCTGCACAACTCCGGCTACCAGCGCACGTTCGTTCAGTGGGCGAACAATCCGGTCAACTTCAACAGCACCTTCGGCGCCAACTGGGCGGCATGCAGCTTCGCGGCCTGCTCGGAGATCGCGCTCTTCGCGACGGTGAACCTGCGCGGCTCGAACACGATGATCACGGCGGCCTACAAGCAGGAGCCGGGGATCACGCCCGAGCAGCTCACCGCGACCCAGGCCAACGCGCTCGATGCCTCGGGCTACAACTACTATGCGACGTTCAACAACGGGGTCCCGGTCCTCGTGAACGGCTGCATGATCTGCACCAGCATCGTGCCCGGCGGCGGCTCGAACGAGATTTTCATCGATGAGATGTTCGGCGCGGACGGGCTCTGCAACGCCATTCAGGTGGACTACTTCAACCTGCTGGCGGGCGTCCCGAAGCTGCCGCAGACCGATGCCGGGAGCCACCAAGGGGCCAACGCCATCGAGGCGGCCTGCGCGCAGTTCGCGACCAACGGCTACCTCGGGCCTGGGCAGTGGAACGCGGGCGGGTTCGGCCAGATCACCAACGGCAGCTACCTGTCGAAGGGCTACTACGTCTACACGCCGTCGATCATCTCGCAGGCCCAGGCCGACCGGGCGGCTCGCAAGAGCGTGCCCTATCAGGTGGCGGCGAAGACCGCTGGTGCAGTCCACACCGCCAACATCGCAGTCACCGTGAACCCGTAGGAGCCGAGCGATGGCAGCTTCCCAGACCTACAGCTTCACCGACGTGAAGGTGTCGTTCAGCGGCCCCGGCGGCTCGTTCTCGCTGGGCTCCGGCGTGGGCAACGCCGACGAGGGCATCACCGTGGACATGATGGAGGACAAGAACACCATGACCATCGGGGCGGACGGCAGCGGGATGCACTCGCTGCACGCCTCGAAGGCGGCCCGCGCGACCGTGAGACTGCTGAAGACCTCGCCCGCCAACGCGCAGCTCTCGGCGGTCTTCAACTTCCAGCAACAGTCGTCCTCGATGTGGGGCCAGAACCTGATCACGGTGCAGGACTTCGCGCGCGGCGACCAGATCACGCTCCGCAACTGCGCCTTCGCCAAGCAGGCGCCGGTCGCCTACTCGAAAGAGGGCGGCATCATGGAGTGGGTGTTCGACGCGATCACCCGCGACGACCTCATCGGCTCGGGCTCGCCGCAGCTCGGCGCGATCACGCTGGGGGTTGCCATCCCCGGCATCGGCGGCACAGGGATCACCATCCCGCTCCCTGGATAGGGGTGACCCTTGCGCGAGTACTCTTCGGACGGACGCCAGTTCGTCATCGGCAACCTCGACCCGCTCAGGGCCTTCCACGTCGTCCGCAAGATCGCGCCGCTGGTCGGCTCGCTGAAGGACTTCATCCCGTACATCACCGGCATGGAGGTCTTCGATCCGAACGATCTGGAGACGATGACGGTGCTCGCCGAGCCCATCGCCAAGGCGCTCGCCGAGATGCCGGAGGCCGACGCCAACTACGTGATCTTCACCTCGCTGTCGGTCGTTCAGGTGAGGCTCCCCGAGCAGGGCAACGCCCTGGCCCCGATCACGGTTGGAACGAGCTTCATGTTCGACTGGATCACGATGCCGCTGATGGTCAGGCTGGTGATCCAGGGCGTGCTGGAGAACGGCGGGGGTTTTATTCCCGCAGGAGCGCTAGCTTCGTAAGTCGGCGGAAGGTCCCTGCTGCCTTCGAGCCGGTGTCGATGCCGGACGACGAGGACTGGCTGTGGCGGCCGGTGCTGCGGGGTATGCTGAAGGCCGAGAGCCTGCTGGACCCGAGCGTCAGGCTGGAGTTCATTTGGGACTGCAACAACGCCCTGGACGTGCAGGACGAGAACGACTTCCGCCTAGGCGAGGCCACGAAGGACGATGGCTGAAAGCACGGTCATTCAGGAGTTCCTCGCGGAGCTTGGCTTCAAGGTCGATCAGAAGACCCTCGGCGACTTCACGAAGGCCCTGAAGTCGAACGCCACCCAGGCGGTGGCCTTCGGCAAGACGTGGTCCGACTTGGCCGAAGGCGTCTCCAAGGACGCGGCCAAGATGGTGAAGGGCGTGTTCGAGCTGACCTCGCAGCTCGATCAGCTCTACTTCGCCAGCCGCCGGATGCGGGAGACCGCCTCGAACATCTCGGCGATGTCCTACGTCTTCAAGCAGCAGGGCCTCGCCCCGGAGAAGGGGCAGGCGATGGGTGAGTTCCTCGCCGAGAAGAGAGCCACCATCGGCCCGGTGGCCTACGCGCAGTGGGCCAACGCGCTCGCGCCCGGCGCTGGCGTGCTGGCCACCGACTCGCCCGACACCGCCAACAAAAAGATCATGAACGCGCTCTCTCGGGGCGCGCACGGCACCGCCTACCAGCAGATGCAGACGCACGCCCGGCTGACGGCGATGGGCGCTCCGATCTCCTGGGGCGATGTCGTGCAGTGGGACCCCTCGAAGACCCAGCAGTACTGGGACCAGAGCATCAAGAGCCAGAAGGACTTCGGCGCCAACCTCGACCAGACGACCAAGCACGCCCACGACGCCGCCGAGCAGATGCGTCAGCTCGATGAGGACATCAAAGACCTGAAGATCGGCGCGCTCGATCCCTTCCTGTCGGTGATGACGGCGGCTGCGAAGTCAGCGGTCCAGTTGGCCGGAGGCCTCTCGGGCGTCGCGCGCGGGATCGAGGCTGTCGCCAGGGCTTGGGCCAACGCGACCGCCAAGGGCATCCCGCAGAACCTGATCCCCGGCGCGGTCGGGGCGGGCGTCGGTCAGTCGATCATGCGCGGCCTCGGGGTCGGCGGCGCTGGTGGCGCGGCAACGCCCTCGACGCAGCCACCGCCGACCACCCATCCCAGCGCCGCGCCAGCGCCGCCGTCGCAGCCAGCGCCGTCAGGCGCCGCGCCGCCGCGCCTCGGGCGGGGCAAGGGCGAGACGGCGGCCTACAAACTCTACTGGGCGCAGCGCGTCGAGGCGGCGCTGATCGCGTCCGGCAAGTGGACGGCTCAGCAGGCGCGCGGCATTGCGATGGGCGTTCTCGGCGAAGGCGGCACGCCAACCGCCATCGGCCCCGGAGGCTACGGTGCGCTTGGGATCGAGCAGCTCCTCGGGTCGCGCAAGAAGGCCTACCTCGCGAAGTACGGGGCGGGCGGCACCACCGAAGAGCGGTTTGGCCACATGATCGAGTTCCTAAACACCCTCGACCAGACCGACCCAGGCTGGGCCTCGGTGCGTGCCGCCGCGAGCGCCGCGCAGGCCCAGCATGCCTATGTCTACAATGTCATGCGGCCGGACAAGAAGGGCGAGGGCCATGTCCAGGCAGAAGGCGACATCCGACGAGGCCTCGTCTACCACCCGCTCAGCGGCGGCCCGCAAATCGGCACCCAGATCAACCACTTCAACATCAGAGCGACCGACCCGAAGGGCACCGGGCGGGAGGTGGTCGCCGTCCTGAGCCACACCGGCAAAACCGCGCGATACATGCGGGGAGGACCGGCCGTATGAAGCAGCCGCTCGTGCTCGTGGACGGCAGGGCGATCCAGCTTCAGCCGACGCCCGACCCCCGCGTGGTGCAGCCGATCACCATCGGCCCGGCCAACGTCAACCTCGCCCTGCCCGGCCTGCTGGGCTCCCTGCTGGCGGGGAACACCGGCAACGGCGGGCTCTGGGGCGACAAGTTCCGCTACCTGGGGCCGATCACCGCGCTGATGACGATCAGGGAGAGCGGCACCGACACGCTTCAGATCACCCAGCACCCGGTGGCGGCGGGCGCGCAGATCACCGACCACTCCTTCATGGACCCGGCGCGGCTCGACCTCACCATGATGGCGACGAACGCGCAGTCGCAGGCGTGGGGCGAGGACTACGTCACCACCGTCTACCAGAAGCTCCGCGACCTCCAGTCGAGCCGCCTGAAGTTCCCGATCCAGACCGGCAAGCGGCTCTACCAGAACATGCTGATATCGAGCATCAGCATGACCAACGACCAATCGACCGAGCACGCGCTCATGCTCCAGATTTCCTGCCAGGAGGTCATCATCGTGGAGACGCCTGCGGTGGCGTCGCCGACCGCGAACCAGACCGCGCCGCAGAAGACCGCTGGCGTCTCTCAGGGCGGACCCAAGCAGGCGGTGGTCACCTCCATCGTGCCGACCGGGATCGTCCTTCAACCGCCGCTGCCGCCGCTATGACCACCTCGTCCACCATCCCCCTGCTCGGCGTGAACGAGAGCTTCACGATCACGCTGGGCCTGCCCTACACGTTCACGATCATCTGGCGCGACGATCCGTGCGGCATGGGCGGCTGGTTCTTGGACATCGGCGACGGCGCCAACAATCCGCTGGTGCAGGGCATCGCGATGGTCGCGGGCCACGATCTCTTGGAGCAGTTCGGCTACCTGGGCTTCAGCGGGCAACTGTGGATGCAGACGGCGCAGGACCCGACCGCCGACCCGACCTTCGACAACCTGGGCACCGACTGTCAGATGTACTGGGTGACCGAGCCATGACCCAGAAGTACCTGCGCCAAGTCAACCTCGCGCTCGTGAGCAACGGGAAAAAGACCGGGATCGATTGCTCGAACCTGCACTTCACCTTCACCACCACCCAGTTCGCCCTCTCGACCGGCAACCACCTGATGCTCAGGCTCTACGATCTCGATGAGCCGAACGTCGGGCGCGTGATGGGCGAGTTCACCGACATCATCCTGAACGCGGGCTACGAGGAGAACCCGCCGACCCTCTTCGAGGGCACCATCGTTCAGGTGCGGCGCGGCTGGGAGGGCGACAAGGCCGAGCGCTACATCGACATCACGGCGATGGATGGCGACCGGGCGCTGGCCTACCAGATCATCGCCGACGCTATCCCCAACGGCTCGACCTACCAGCAGCGCTGGGCCGCCATCGTCAAGGCGCTGAACCTGCCTGCCGGTCAGGTGCCGACGCTCGACCAGCTTCCGAAGGAGCTGCAAAACCCGAACCCGCGCGGCGCGACGCTGTTCGGCGCCGCCACCGACGCCGCGAACGAGCAGGCGATGCACATGATGTGTACGTGGTCGATCCAGAACGGCAGGATCGTCGTCATCCCCTACCACGGGGACCTCCCCGGCGCCGCGCCGCCCATCGACATCAACGGCGCCACCGGCATGATCGGCTGGCCCGAGCAGACCGACGAGGGCGTCCACGTCCAGTGCCTGCTCGACGCGCGCCTCTTCTGCCATCAGCGCGTGCGTATCAACAACTTCGACACGCTCCAGCAGCAGCTCAACCTGATCGGAGGGGACTACGCGGCTGCGAACTTGTTCGGCGCGCAGGGAGGGCGGGCGATCATCGCGGCGGACGGCATCTACCGGATCGTGGAGGTCACCCACTCCGGCGACACGCGCGGCAACGAATGGTACTCCGACCTCGTCTGCCTCGCGGACGATCCACACCAGCAGCCGACGCAGGCGCAGCTCTCGAACGGATGGGCCTGATGGACTTGCGCTCATACGTGGCCGAGCCCCAGGAGACGCTCCGCATGGCGCTGGCCGGGCTCCAGGCGCGGATGTGGACCGCGATGCCCGCGACCATCCTCACCTACAACCCGACCGCCATGACGTGCGAGGTGCAGATCGCGATCCAGGCGCGCGTCACCCAGCCGCTGGACAACCCGAAGGACATGAACAAGCAGAAGGGCGTCACCACCTACGTCACCAACCTCACCCCCTACCCGAAGCTGATGGACTGCCCGGTGGTGTTCCCGCAGGGCGGCGGCGCGGTGCTGACCTTCCCGCTGAAGCCGGGCGACGAGGTGCTGGTGGT